ATCAAAAAACTCTCTTAATTCTAACGAACTAGAAAAATGCTGTTTTTTGTTTTGCTCATAATCTTTTTTATAATTTTCCCTTAATCTATTTTCAAAATATTCTTCTAGATTAATTCTATCTGCTTCAGCCATACTTTTATTATACATTACATCTAAATAATGTTGTATAGCTTCGTGCATTGAAGTTCCAAATGTCATATGAATGGATACCTCAGATTGATAGTGCCCATCCCTATACATTAACGCCCATTTGTGTGGACATTGTTGGAATGTAGAAAATTGGCTAAATGAGATTTGTTTTTGATAAGCGTGATTAAGGCTAGCAGGAACAAATTTTTTAACCTCTTTTACTATTTGTGGTATTTTATTTGCCACTTAGGGTTTGTTTTAATTTTTCTAGGTATAAGATACCATCGTGAAGCTCATCTTGAGCATGTGTAATCCAGTCTACTACTGATAAATCAGTTCTATCTAAATCAGTTCCGTATTTGTTTTTACCAAATTTGGCTCTAGAAACAAATTTATCTACAATTGTATCTACAATAGAATCTGTTACTTCTATTTCTCTAGTTTTGTTTTGACTCATATCCTAATTTGCTTAAAATTTCTTGTATACCTTTGTTTCCTAGAATATAAGTATATTCTTCTGCTTCTCCAAGGGAACATTCATAGTATTTACTAATTTGTTCTACTATATCTTTTGATAGGCTTTTTTTAGTTGATTTAATATATTTTTGAAAGAATTGTTTTTTAGGAATTAACTCGCAATATATTTTATAATACTTTTCCTTTTCAGTATATGGGATATTTTGAACATAATTTACTAATTCAATATAATCTTTTGACATACTCAAAAAACGAGATATCATATAGGGGTTAAATGATTCCCATTCCTCATTACTGAATTTAGAGGAAGGAGATTTAGTATATGTAATCTCCTTCAACCAATCAAATATAGTAAATGACTTATTTTGTTGCGTCTTCTTTGTCATATAACTCTTGGAATTCTTCTCTAAGTTCCTTAGGCAATAACTCAATTAGTACTTTACCGGTTTTAACATCAAAAAATACAGGTACGGGGATAACACCATCCTCAGCAGTACCCGCAATAAATTTGGATACTTTTCGCAAAATAACACCCTCTTGAAACACCATATTACCTTCAGGTGATTTAATAGGAGTTGTAGTTTTAATGTCAATATTAAGTTGTTGTTGTGGTTGTTTATTCATTTTGTTTATTTTATTAATTCGTATTCAATTGTTTGTACTTCTCGACAGAAATATAACATACCATCTTTTCTAAACGTATGGGTGCATAACCAAAGATCCTTTAATTCATTAACCATTTCACTAGGTAATGTTTTTGGTTCTTTTATTGTTCGGTATAATTGATAGTAATTATTGTTTGCTTCTATCAGTTGTCCTAGATTCATTAAATTTTCGTTTGACTTGTTCTGAGATTGGTATAGGTCCTCCTTCATCGTCTATTCTAACGAAGGTCATAGATGTAGTTAATATAATGACTTCTTCTTCTTTAAACACATTGTATGACCTAACTTCAACATCAAATGTAGCTGATGTGTTTCCTATATCGTTTAATTCACTATATATTTTAAGTAATGAACCTTCTTTGGCTGATTTTTTAAAGATACATTTATCAATAGCTATTGTAACCATATTTTTAGAGTGGCATACTTCCATAGCATAAGCAGCTACAGCAGCATCTACCCAAGATAATAGTTTACCTCCAAATAGATTTCCGTGAAAACCTAAATCCATTTTTTTAATCGGGTGTGTAGCTAATAGTTTCATTTTATATCAATTAATTTAGCTATTAAACTCATAGCATTTATTTCTTTGTCTATACGAAAATTAGCTTGATAAGAATGTTCGTTAATATAAATTGCTACACTACCCTCTCTATTAGGAGCATAAACCGAAGCATTATCATATAAATGTCTAAATAATTCTTCAAAATCATTTACACCCGAATCTGCTATAATTTGTCTAATAGCTTTCCAATCTGGTTTAGTTTGTTTTAATTCTTCAACTACAGCTGCTGTATAATTAGACGATACTAATACTGATGGGTCTAGTCTAATTTCATTTTCATGAGTAGATAACTGAAGAGTGTTAAGCATTTTACGTAAATCAGGATAATAATGATTTACTACTGTTTTAATATCATCAACAGTATAAAGTGTATTTTCTGTATCTAATATTTTAGCTAAATGCTTTGCTATATCTTTTTTAGATGGTGGCTCAATCTTTAGTACCTGACAACGAGATTGAATTGGATCTATAATACGTTCAATATAATTACAGGTAAGTATAAAGCGTGTAGTACGGGAATAGGTCTCAATTACATTACGTAATGCTGCTTGCCCTTGAATTGTAATAAAATCTGCTTCGTCTAATATAACTACCTTTAATGGTTTGAAAGAGGCTGTACTAGCGAAACCAGATACTTTATCCCTAATAGTATCAATACCACGTTCATCACTACTATTGATGTAAAGATAGTCACAGTCCAAGTTATTAACAATAAGCTTAGCAAGAGTAGTTTTGCCACAGCCCGCACCACCATAAAATAGAAAGTTTTGAATATCATTTTGTTCTAGATATTTTTTAATAGTAGCTTTAATATGTTCATTACCTACATACTCATCTAGTGTTTTAGAACGATATTTTTCAACTAGTAATGTATGTTCTCTATTCATAATCTCCATACAAATCGAATTTTTTAGGTTGTGGTTTAGGTATTTCTATTTCTTGGGTTGTTATAATATAACAAATTCCATTCATAGGTTCAAGCCTAAATGCTGTAGGTTTATGAGTTGCTGAAACGTAATATGCGTTTAATACCTCTGTTAAGGAGGAGTATACTTGGTTATTAGTTAATAATGTCCAAGTATCTCCTTTACCCTTAACTCGGTGGGCAATTTCAACTAGTTTTTCAACTTGTTGTGTTTCCATTAGTACATCCCTCCCATTAGACTATTAGAATCATCTTTCTTTTCATCTTTGGGATCATCTACTACTACACATTCAGTTAATAGAATAGTACCTGCTACTGAAGCCGCATTTTCTAGAGCAACACGAGTTACTTTAGCTGGATCAATAATTCCTGCTTCTTTCATGTTAACAATAGTTTCAGTTTTAAGGTTGAAACCATCCCACACTTGAGTAACATCTAGTTGGTTTAGGATGCCATAGCATTCAGCTTCTGTATAACCTGCATTAGTTAAAATAGTTGTAAATGGTTTAGAACAAGCATCATAAACAATGTTTTTTCCAATAAAAATGCTACTATCTAACTCTTCTCTAGTTTTAGTAATTGCCTCTTTAGCACATAGCAAAGCAATACCACCCCCTGCTACAATACCTTCTTCAATAGCGGCTTTGGTAGCATATAAAGCATCTTCTACTCGGTCTTTGCGTTCCTTAATTTCAGCTTCAGTGTTTCCACCAACGTGAACAATGGCTACGCCTCCCGAGAATTTAGCGAGTCTTTCTTGAAGTTTTTCTTGCTCAAAGGAGGTTTTTGCTTTTTCGATTTGTTGTTGAAGTTCTTCAATACGTGCTTGTATTGGCTCAGACTTTCCTCTTCCGTCGATAATTGTTGTTTCATCTTTTGTTATTGTTACACTACGAGAACTACCAAACCAATCCCAACTGAATTTGTCAAGTTTCATTCCCTTATCGGTACTAAATACCTGCCCCCCAGTCAAAATAGCGATATCCTCTAAAATTAATTTTCTGCGATCACCAAAATCCGGGGCCTTGACCGCAGCTACTCTAATAGTACCCCTCATTTTATTTACAATAAGTGTAGCAAGTGCTTCACCATCTATGTCTTCGGCAATAATCAACAATGGTTTGTTTTGGGTTGATACACCTTCTAAGATAGGTAACAATTCTTTGATTTGGGTAAAACGTTTATCAGCAATTAAGATAAGCGGATCTTCCAAATGAGCAGTCATTGTAGAATTATTAGTTACAAAATAGTGTGACTTATAACCTCTATCAAACTGCATACCTTCTACTGTTTCAAGATATGTTTCGCCTGTATTAGATTCTTCAATTGTAACTACCCCATCCCTACCTACTTTATTTAATGCTTCAGCTATTAGTTTGCCTACTTCAACATCATTATTAGCTGAAATGGTTGCGATTTGTTCAAGTTGTTCTTCGCTTGAGATATTTTCTTTAATTTCGTTCCTTAAAGTATCAATTACTTGTTTAACAGCAGCATCTATACCACGTTTAATTTCAACTGCATTAGCACCATTATTAAGATGTTTTAAACCAGCTTTTACCATTTCACTAGCCAATAGTGTTGAAGTTGTAGTTCCGTCTCCTGCTATATTAGCAGTTTTAATAGCGGCTTGTTTTACCATTTTAACACCTACTTCTTCAACATTATCTTTTAGTGTAATATTTTTAGCAACTGTAACACCATCTTTAGTACTTTGCACTTGTCCTTGATCATTTACAATTACAACATTTCGTCCATTAGGTCCTAAAGTTGCTGTAACTGCTTTAGACAACTTATCAATTCCATCAACAAGTTGTTTTCTTGCGTCTGCTCCAAATTCTATAACTTTACTCATAATTAATTATTTATTTTAGCTAAAATTTCATTTTCTCTTCCAATCCAGTATTCCTCACCTTTGTATTCAAATTTAGTAAAACCCATAGTTGGTAATACAACTACGTCACCTGTTTTTAATACAGTTTTAAGAAATTCTCCAGTAACTGATTGCATACCTGGCCCTACAGATACTACTTTACCGGTTTTATTTTTTTCATTCCCCAAAT